CCCGACCTTAATTGCTCTACGGAGCGGGGAAACCCAACAGGGGGGCAGGGACTATAATGCCCTCGTACACCTACTATGTACCGGAGCTAACGGGCTGCTTTCGATGACGTAGGTGGAGCACGAAAACCTCGTGGCCCATCAGGTAAACACATGACATGATACACTATATGAGTGAACCCCAGTTGCCCGAAAAGATAGGGGGGTGCGTAAAGCAACACATGTCGGTGGTTATAAGCCGGCTATCCAACTCCGCGGTGAGTCTTAGTACTCCTCCCAACGTGGAGCATACATTATGGGAATTTTTCATTTCCTGTGGGAGAAAATTTAAAACCCTCGTGTTTAGGGTAGGACAAACAACATTCAATTCACTTTTTGTCAACAAGTTGGTCACTTGCAGACGGTTGAAAGTAGCTTGTTCTCTGGTTGCTGTAGCGGCAACCATGCGGTTGGTATACCGGCGAATACGCGACCGCCGCTGGCGCATAGAGAAACGTGTGTCTAATGTAATTAAACTTAGTGAAGAAGCAATGGTGCTCAAAACCATCGCTAAAGTGCAGTATTCAACCGAGTACACTAACTTGACAGTTGTAAAGATTGACAAGTTATTTGAACAAGGTTGTGTTAAATTGCGCCGCGATGGTCAAGATGGCCAGCCTTTTAGAGAATTCAACTCTTCAGACTGGGCAGGTGTAATCCGTACCAATGACAAGACTTCAGGTTTATTAGGAACAGCGGAGACAAATAACGTGGTTTATCCAGGTGTTTGGCACGCAGTGTGGAATCAGCCACCACCGATTTCGGTAGGCAATTGGGATGTGCATGGCAAAACCCAGAAAATATCTTACGATATGATTTATCTGGGCCGAGCAATGAACCGTCGCAAGATTCAATACATTTGTGCTGCCGACCATGGTCTTAGTAGCGGTTGGATTAAATTCTTTTATGAAAAGAACGATGACATTTTCAATTTCTTAAGAGATTGGAGGGTCATTGAACTTCCGTTTGGAATTAAATACGATCACTTACTAATGATACCACCAGGGTGTTGGTTACCTGTAAGGGTACCTGATCCCATGAAGTACCTGCCGTACTATATTAGACAACACCGGATCAAAGCAATTGCAGATAAAATCGCTATAACCATGCGATCGGATGGTTGCTGGAATGAGAACGTTTTCCTAGCCACATACAGGAACATTGTCTCAGGGAATACCCAAATCAGCATAGGACACCAGCTTTCAGACGTTACGATGTATGAATACCTACCGCACGTACGTCAGTTAGTTAAGTCCAACCGGTCATTTGGTGGTCAGGAGTGACTAGTACAGCAGTGCCGAGCAACACAGTGCTTGGCTGATCCTAGATTAGAAAGGCCTGTGTTTTCAAGTTTGGAGCTTGAACAATCGGGCTTGACACTGCTTTACAAGAATAGACCTCCTAGAACACCAAATAGTTATGTGGGTCCGGCCGGTGTCGTCGGACAGTGGAGCTGTTTCAACTCAACATCACACAATATGTTCATTGGAATTTGTAACAGAGTTTTGATGATCAAGAACCCAGGTTTTGATTATGAACAAGTAAGAGGAAAGTACCATTACTTGCCACGTCAACTCCTTCGGGCTCTTGGGGATGAACCAATGAAAGAGTGGAGTGATGACCCATTCATTCATAGTAGTAATCTGCAGCCGGTGTGGTTTGGAAACTTACAGAGTATCAGAAGGCGGTTGACTTCTTGTGTAAAGGTGAGAAAGATGACAACTGAAGAGTTTGTGGATAGTAGACCTAAAGGTAAATACCAGGTTTATGCCGAAGCTCACCAGGAGTTGTTGGATCAGAAGAAACTTGCACCAAAAGACGTACACGTTAACATTTTCATTAAGTGGGAATTAGTGGCGTCGGCAGACAAGGATCCTCGGATCATTTCACCCAGATCACCGAAGTACAACATACTTCTTGGGCAATACATTAACAAGTTTAATGAATTGTCCATATATAAGGGTATAGATGCTTTATGGGGAGAGGAAACAGTTTTTAAGCATTGTTCTTTACCAGCGATGGCCACTCAGATTGTCAGGAAATGGAGATCGTTTTCCTGTCCGGTAGCGGTAGGGCTGGATGCCAGCAGGTTTGATCAACACGTGTCAAAGCAAGCTTTGGGTTTTGAGCATTCGGTTTATAGGGCTCTATTTCCGGATGACCCTGAGCTCAATGCATTGCTGCGATGCCAACTTGTGAATTATTGCAAGGGTAAAGGGGACATTTACGATTTCGAGTATAAGGCAACTGGCAGAATGTCAGGTGATATGAATACTTCAGTG